TGCCATCAAGGAAGACGTACCGCGTGCCGTCACGTCGAAATCACCCTTGATATCGTTGTTGGGGTTGAACTGCATGTTCCACTTGTACAGCGCTTCGATGAAAGGCCGCGTAATGCCTTCGTCGTAGTTCGTGATCAAGTCCTTCATGACAATCGACGCTGACGACATGAGCATCGACATCCCTGACGCGGTGCCAGCAGCGCCTGCCGTGGCATTCTCGCCAGCCATGTAGCGCGGGATTGCCGTCACGTCGTCGGCGTTAGCCTGGAACATCTGGATAATCGGCATCAATTCCTGAATGCCGCTGTCCACATTCAGGATGCGCAGCGCCGGTGCTGTCGGGTCGTCGCCGTTGCGCTTCCATATCTTGAATGGAAACATGTCGTCGGCGTCTTCATCGTCGGCCAGCAGCTTCATGTTCGCTTCGATCTGTGGGCCAGCAGTCAACGCCGCGTGATCCAACACCATTCGCGTTGCGGCATTGATCATTTCCTGATCGTCGCGCATGATGGTTGCCAGTCCATCGCCGAAGATGCTGGTTTCATCCTTATCGAAGTAGTACATGTGGTAGGGCCACGTGACACCGTTGATCGGCGTCAGTACGACCTTGATTACATCGCCGTTCGGGAACATCCACACGTTCGAGAAAAACGTCTCGTGCAGGCGATCAGGCGGAATGCTAACGCAGGAGTCTGCCAAGGTCTGCCCGTCGATCCATCCCCATCGCTCCAAAAGTTCGTAGAGGCCGTCATCCTTAGTCGTGGTTGCGGTGCGCCTGCCCAGCTCTCGAATCTCCGCGTCGAACTGGCGGATGTTTTGCATGCCGTGCGGATGCGCGAGAATGTAGTCCCGAATCTTGTCGCCATCGAAGGATTTGCGTTGCGCCAAGTCGGACAACACCGAGCGCGTCAACAAGTGGCGCTCAAACACGTAGCGGCAGTTCTGTAATTCGGTTGCCGCCATGTCCGGGTAGAATCGCCACAGCGGCACGTAATCGACAAACGGCACGACGTAGCTTTCCGTCTGCATTCTCCACTTGCCTTTGACGAGCGTGAATTTGGTACGGGTCTTGCGTTCGACAAGTGGTGCTTTCAGGATGCCGGTGCCATACAGGTGACCGGAATGCAATACCTTGCGCGAAGTCTGCTTGTACGCACACTCCGATATCTGATCGTCCATTGCCTTGGTCATGCCATCCGCAGCAGTTGCCACGGCCTTGATGATCGCGGCATTCAATTCCTGCTTCGTCGGTGCGCGGCCAAGCTGCTGCATCAACACTTGCACAATCTGGCTGGTGGTGTTGTCGTCCAGGCTCGGAACCGGCGAAGGATCAATCGTCCAGTTGCGCTCGCTACCGGATGGGAAAAGCAGGTCGGCTACGCGTGCATCAACGGTTTTGACTTTGACGCGCGTGGAGCGATTGAATGCCTTTGATCGGTGCTTGCCAATCAAGCGCTCTACTTCGGGATCGTAGATGCCGCGATATTGGCGCAAGTCGCGTAGCCAGCGTTGTTCGGTCGGCAAGCGTTGCAGTTCCGCATGCTTGAACTCGGCGATCAGCATGCTGCCTAGCGCATCGATGGCGACGTAAGGCGCAATCGAATCCGAATTCATACCGGCTTGCGCCGCCGCGATGTATTCGTTCTGCGCCTGCTGCTGTTGAGTGTTCATGGTCAATCGATGTTAAATTCGCCACGCCATAACGCGACGAGAAACCGCACCAACACGACGAGCGCCACACAGCCGACAGCGGCAAGCGTATAAAGAAGCATTGTCATATTGCTATTGCGATGGAAATAAAAAAGCCCCTGCGATGAGGGGCATGCGTCTACTGCTAGATGAGATTGCGCGCCTATGCTTCCCAGGCTTTGCGGTAGGCTTCGGCTGGCGTGTCCTCTGCATCGTCATCACCGCGCGTCGTTGCTGGTGGCGCTTTACCTGCAACGATGGCTGCAACCGGCGCGGATGTACTGCCTGCCTTGGACGGCGGGATCGACTGCACCACCTTGCCATCCTTGACCGGCGGTGCTGCACTGGTCGTCGGGATTGAGTTATCGACTTCACCTGCCGAACCGTGAGCATCGCTGTTTTGCGACGGTGCATTGGCGGCATCGGCGATGATGGTCACTGCCGGAACGATGGCCGGAACTGCTGGTGCGTCACGTGCGTTCAGCGGATCGCTATCGTGGCCCCAAATTTTGCGGGCCGCCGCTTCGTAGTCGCGGTGTTGCACATCGCGCGGGTTCATCATGGTTTGCCTCATAGGTTAATAGCCAGCTCGTGTTGGAGCTTGCGTGTTGCTGCTTCGATGGTGACGATCTTCCCGTACCGTTTTCGATGCCACGTTTTCGGCGAAGGTCAGCGCGATGGCGTCGCCGCCGTCAGGCGAACGGATGCCGCGCTTGCGCATGTCCTCTTTCGATTCGATCAAGCGCGTACCGTTTGATGCGTACTTGTAGCCCGGTGCCGAAATGTCAGCAATCAGCGCAGTATCGTTCGGCAGTCGGCACGGCAAGTCTTCCAGCCATTCCTTCATGCGATACCACATCTCCGCACGCTTGTTAGCGTACAACTCGCCGTCTTCCGCCCGTGTTGCCGAGTTCACGCCGATGGCGGGAATATTCAACTCAAGCAACCTGTCATAGATGCCGGAACCGATACCAATCTTGTCGATAAACAGAGCATCCGGCGTGAACTCTTTCCAGTAAGCCGCCAGCATTCCAGCGACTTCCATCGGCCCTTTCTTTTCGTGGTACTCGATGCGGAAGACTGTACGGCCATGACGGAATGCGATTGCTGTACGGTCAGCGCCATACTCGGCGGGATCGCACGCAACGACGAATGCACCCGAACGCTCACGATAGGCGCTGTTGACTGCCGCCATGACCGTCGTTGGATTGATCAACGGATCATTCGTCGCCGTGCGGAATGCTAAAGCAGGCGTCGCCGGATACTCTTGATCGAACAGCCATTCAAATCCAGCGCCGTACAAGATGATCTTGTTGCGACGCCAAGCCATCTGCGCAAGGTCAAGGTCATATGCCTGCATGTACTTGTGATCTTCGCCGGATAGCTCAAAGTCAACCGGAACCAGCGCGCGATACTCGTCTTGCCAGAACCACGGCACGAAGATCGCGATGTACTCACCGATACCCGCTTCCGCGTCTTGCCATAGCAGATGGAACTTGTTGCCAATCCCGTTGGCCGTCGATTCAAGAATGATTTCCGTACCTTCGACATCCGCGACCGTGTTACCCAGTCCAGCGAAGTGCATTTCGGGATTGTCCCAAAAGCCGAATTCCGAGCCGTGCAGGTATTGCGCCGTGTTCGAGCGCCCAACGTCTTTCGATCCAGCGGTAGCCAGCAAGTAGCCACCATCAAGCGTTGCGAACTTGAGTTCCTTGGCATTCGTCGCACTGGTCGATGGCGCAATCGGGTTATGCTCATGGTAGCGCTTCACCATGTTGAAAAGGTTGTCCGTGGCCTTTTGCTCGTGAGCCACGATGAACGCCTTTTTACCGAACTGCATGCTCGTCCGGTGATAGAATCGTGACGCGATGTACGTTGATGCGCCCTGCTGTCGGCCTTTCAGGATCAACGCACGAATCTTGCCGGTGCGTTCAAGCTGCTCTTTCAGGCGGCTATGGATGTAGCGTTGCGCCTTGTTGAATTCCAGCGCGATCTTGCGACCTTGCTTGTCCAGAATGAACATGCAGGTTTTAGCGTGCAACTCCTGATCGTTGAGCAAGCGAGCAATCGCAGCGACATGCGCCGCCTCGTTAGCTCCCATCAGCCAGCGCGATCCGTTTCAGTACTGTTTCGATACCGCTTTCATTGCTGTTCTGCTGCTGATCGACGCCGAATGCCTCACGCTCCAGGGCGACAAGTGACTTGAGCGAATCGGCCAGCGTTTTCATCGTGGTGGAACGACCGGCAAGACCGATGACCTTGTTGAAAAGATCGGCACGCTTGTCCACGCCTTTTTCATCGGGACTCGCCATGAATTCGGCAAGCTGCTCGTACAGCTCAACGTTGTCGGTCTGATGTTCCAGCTCACCGAGCAAACTCATCGTGATCCGGCGCGCACGCTGAATATCGGTGCGATGCGACAAGATGATGTTGGTCTGCACCTGCGCATTCACGTCAACAAGTACGCGCTCCGAAATGTCGGATTCCGTGCGTACCACACTGCGTACCGTCGCCGTGCGTACCATCGATTCCGCCTTGGCTTTGATCTTTGGAGCTAGATCACGCTGCCAGTCGTCTTTCTTTGCACGCTTGCGGATAGCGCCTTCACTGATGCCGAACTCAGCGGCCAGGGTGCGTGAAGACTTGATGCCTGCCCGGTACTCACGCTCTACGGCAATCCAATCAGTTGCCTGTTTCTTGTTTGCTTCCTTGTTCATTGTCACGCTCGTTCATTTCATTGGTCATCACGTCACGGCATGACAGCGAACCATTCCCGTTGAGTATCAGCAAACTCATCTTGTCCGGTGCCTGACGTAGTGTGGTGATGACGATGCATTTACTATCCACCCTACGCATCGCACTTTGCGCGAACTGCCAGCAGGTTTTCATGTCGTCGTCACGGAAGCAGCATTCGTCTACCGGCGCTTGGTCGATATCGGATCGATGCTGTGTGTAAGCGTGACGCTCCGGGTCATCAATACACTGGGCGACGATCACCTTTTGCGTACCGTTGCTGCGATCAATCGAATCCTGCAAGGTCTGACATCTGAGTAGCGTTGCGGCGTCCATTACGCACCTTTACGCGCAACCAGCACGAAGTAGCGTTCTCCTACGCGCCAGTGATAACCGTCTGGATCGTTGGCGGTCATGCGCTTGGCCTGTGCTTTGGACTTGATCGTGCGTGGCTGGACGTTGTTGTCCTTGATGAACCGCACCAGACCTGACATCAATTCAGGTCCGACATCCACCAGCCTGCGCTTGTCCTCGATGGCTTTACTCAGGCCAGCGAGGGCATCGGCGACTTCCGTATGGTTGGCATTCGCTACATCGGCGTGCTGGTGATCGTTAGTGTTGTGCGTCATGGTCTTCCCTTGGTGCGCGCATATGGCGCTCTGTGATGGTCATGGGTGCTTGCCCGACATTGCACGGCTCTGGCGCTAGTCGTGGTTGGCGTGGTGCTGTGATGCTTTGGCCTGATGAGCCAGAAAAGGGTTTTAAGCGAATGCTCTGCACCGCCCCATTTAGCGGCTTCTGTTCTATCGCATATTTCATGCGGAAGCATCGACGTGTCTACATTGATGCCATGCGCCAGTTCCTGTAAAAGCTCACTCTCACCTGTATTGCCATCCATTGCGGCGGCAACCCACGGCATCGCCGGGTTACGCGCGGAATGAATAGTCAGCGGTTCGATCCAAGTCGGGGCATGAGGCTCAAGGGTGTCCATGCAGCGGACTGTATCGACCGGGCTTGGTGTTGCTTCTGATTGAAACTGGTACATACGGTGTGCGTGTTGACGAAATCGAAAAAAGCCCCGGCGCATTGCTGCGGCCAGGGCGAAGCGTCATGGTTGACGCGAGGGGTAAGCTGAATAGTTTGAGGGAACCCGCAACGCGGTGGGCCTATCGGTTGTGCTGCAATGTGCAACGTGGCCGTGTCCGGTCACTTGTGTTGATAGGCGCTGTCGCCCTCAAGGATAACGACTGTGGATGCGTCAATCGTCATTCTTGAAGGAACATGGCCCGAAGTCGGCGATCCGACTCCGGGCAACGCTGGCGGCGGGATTTGAACCCGCAAGCTGGTCGTGTGCCGACTGCTGCATCGCTTCGATGCCACGCCAGTTACCAGCGCGACGCAATGCGCGCTGGATTTACCCGCTATGTCACCATGCCATTGATGCGATTGGCGATCACACGGGCGCGAGCCGCTTCGGCCACGGATTTGTCATGCGCGACCGCCGCTGCTTCATGCACCTCTTTGTGTCGCGCCGCTTCCTTCAGGTGGCGATCTGCATGCAAATTCAATTCAGTCTGCATGTCATTGAATTGCTTGGTGATCGTATCCACCGAACGCGGCGCGGAAACTGCACGGTGAATGCGGGAAAACATCGTCTTGATCAAAGTGTTCCCCTGCATTTAGGCGGTGACCAGCGCGCGCATCTTGGCGATGAAGTCGCTGACAGCGGCCTTGATCTTCGCAATGGCGTCACTTGCTGCATGGTCAACGTCGCCGGTAGCAGTCGATACATCACTCTCCAGCTCGTCCAGCAGGTCGAGATGCGAACTGACTGACACGTCGGTAGATGCCGGAGCGCTGTTCTCGCCCTGGACTGGCGTCAACCTCAACTTGATCGCCTCGTCCTGCGTAACCGTGACGGTATTGGTTTCAGTTGGCAGTGTTTGCGCGGATGTGCTGACATCTTGATCTGGCATAGGGTTCCTGTTTGTGTGTCGTTAATAGAATCGCGTCGTAGAAATGAAAAAAGCCCCGCATTCGCGAGGCTTTTGATTTGCATTTCTACAGACTCAGTTTTTCAATCTACTGAAATGAGACTGAATTTTGACAGGTTCGTGCCATTTTGTCGCGGCCTAAAATCTGCCATATTTTTGGCACACAGATTGATCCAGCGCGGTACTACGCCCGAACGTAAGTTGCAGTACGGCCCTTACCTTCTTTTGTCAGCTTGTCCTTGCCGTCTTTTAGCGAGAACACAGACCAGCGCACTGCCAGCTTCTTCATCTGTTCCTTCGTCCCTTTGATTTTCAATCGGGATTTCGCTTCAGCTAAAACCTCTGCATTTGTCATCGGGCGAATCGAAACGATATCAAGCCAGAATTCAGCGCTCGTTCCCGGTAATGCATCTTTAGGCGATGTCTTCGGTGCAGCCGCGCTCTTAGCCACAGCTTTAACAACCGGCTTGGTGCGCTTGATGCGTTTTACGGTAGCCGGTTCCGCCAGTGCAGGTTTCGCGCGCTTTTGGCGGCGTGCCATTGGTACAGCCAAATCACTAGCGCCGTCACCGCCATCCAGCGCTTGTAGGCTGGCGATGATTTCTTGAATGGCACTCTTGCGCGCATCCAGTCGCGCAATTTCTTCTTACAACTCTGCGATTGTGTTATTGATGTTAGACATGTAAGCCCTCGTCGTTAGTAATTTTAGAATGCGGCATTGTAACCGCTTATTTACAACCATTTTCTTGCATCGATCGATTTTCTCAACTCAGTGAATTGAAGCAGGCTCGAAACGCGCCCTGATACTATTGGACAAATCGGCATGAGCACTTTCAGCGGCACGCTGAATTGACGGTGCCAGCGCATACGCGGCCTGCCCAAATTTCTTCACGCGGTTATAGTACGTTCTATGAGGTAAATCCTCCCAGTCTGGATGTCCCGGCTTCACGCTCTCAGGATCAGCGCAACCTTCGCGCGGCTTGCCCAACAATACGCAAACCTGTTTGACGAGTTGCGCGTTCGGGTAGTTCTGCGGGTTGTAGAAATGATCGAAGGCTTTGAACCACTCTGCATATTTTCTGTTGTCCTTGCAAGCGTGAACTGCTCCATTGAAATACTGCATAAACGGATCGTTGCGCGCATTCGGCGGCAAACCTGTACGCACAGGCTCGCCTTTCTCGGGTGCTGATTGTCCTTGCAGACGACCAAGCAAACTGAGACCGCTTGGCTTCATATAGAACTCTCTTGTACGACACCACTTGGCCCAGGCCTGACAACAAGCTGCGACGATATCCTCATGCTCGTTGCCAGTACGTTTCGATTTTCGCTTATCCATTGCACACCCCCAAGTAAATTTCGCCGGATTGTATGCATTGTTTCAGTTTGTCGCGAAATCCATTTCGGGATTTTTTTGTGTTGGTTCAACGATCTCGAACCCACAATCGATTGCCCAGGCAACAAAGCGATCAGCCCAAACCGAATCACCAAGTTCCCATGAGGCCACATCACGCAAGCGCTGCATCGCGGAATCGTCTCTGATGCGCTTATCGAAAATATCGTCATCGCGTTTCAATCGCCGCGCCTGCCGAATCTTCTGCAAGATGTACTCCGGCATGCTCCGTGCGCTCACTGCGTCACTCCCTGTTCCGTCGGCATGTCGAGAAACGAAAACAAAGACTTGAAGCCGCGCCCCTGGCCTGCCTTGTTTTTCAAGCGGGACATCCATCTCTGCGTCCCCGGCCAGAA